AGAAAGAAAATAACATCTTTGTTATCCAACATTAAAACAGATGATGAATTACATACATGTTGAATATATTCCGTAAAATAACATATCGATTTATTACAATATTCACTTGTTTTTGAAATGTCTTTCGTGTGTAGATACACTAAATAATATATATGTGTGATATTTGTCAACCCAATATAAATTATATACATGGACAATTTGTGATCTTTTTTTAGTTGTATCATATTTTGTAAAAATGTTTCAACTAAAACAACATAATTTTGAATCATTGTTTCGGTTTGTGGTTCTTGCATTTTTACTCGATATTTGAATTATATTATAAGATTATTTTATTTCCAAACAAAATAAAACGGGTTATCTCGAAAAAGGTTGTTCATAAAAAAATGCTGTTCATAAAAAAAGGTTGTTCATAAAAAAAGAATTATTATTATTATATTACGTTCAAAACAAAACAAAACAAAACAAGACAAGACATTATCACATAAAAAGCATTTGCAACTCGCTCTTCTTACGATACAAGAATATGTTTTCATATTCAATTCCACAAATAATATGTTCTTGTGCAATCAAATTATTTTCTTCAACAAATGGTGCATATCCTTCAATTTGATAAAAAGTATTATAAAAACAAGTGTTTAAATTGATTTCATAAGAGTCAACACATTCATTTAATTTGAGTATGGCTTTTTTTAATTGACCATTTATTTCAATCATAATTTTTAAATAATCAATATCTATCCACGCAAAAGATGGCGAAACAAAATTAGTATTTTTCTTTTCAAACAAGCCGGTGATGTTTATTTTTTGTTTGGTTTTACAAGACGTGTTTTTACGCAAAACCCAATAAAATTCGTTGTTTGTAATAAGGTCGCCTTCGTGTTCTTTTTCTTCTTCTGTTCCTGCTTTCCCTTCTGTCCCTGCTTTCCCTTCTGCACATTCATTATCTTCTTCATATTCAACGTCTTCATTCATGCATTTCATTTCTTCCTCCAAATTATACATTATATTTTTCGACGGAATATGGTAATGCTGTTTCACAGATTTTCCTTCATTGAGAACATTTTGTAAAATAACATTTTCTTCGGTATCAAACCAATAAGCGAAATGAACATAAATACTGTATTCTTCATTTGATAATTTAACATAATCAATGCTACTTACCTTTCCTATATTCCATAATTCAAACAAACAAATAATATCTGTCTTTGTTGTCGTGTTTGAAATAAGCGGAATATAGATGCTCATTGACATATCAACATCATTTTTTTGTTCCACTGTCTTTTTAGAAACAATAATGGTATGGTTGTCTAACAATGGAATTTCTGTTTCATGAAATTCGTCGCCGTTGTCGAACCAACTATCTGGGACCAATACATTTGAAGTTTGAGAACATTCGATGGAGACAGACATTTTAGCGACTTTATCAAATGAATTTAGCAAAATGAACAATATCTTATAAATAATAATAGTGATACTTTACTTATTTTGGAAAAAGTAAATCAATTTTTTAGATTTTTTATTTGTTATGAAGACATCTTTTGGTGTATATGTGTGTATGTGTATTTTGTCTAAAAAAAGAAAATACGTAAAAAATTGAAATAAAATTATTGTTTTTGATGTATACTAAATGTTCTCTTTTATAAATTCATCATTTAGCAATAATTCTATTTTCAAAATGTTTCAACCATTTTCAAGAATCCATTTCATGACAAGAACAGAAACGGATAATTGTGATTTTTGTGGTCGTCCGGGTCATAATGTAAAAACATGCAATCATCCAACAATCCGGATTGCATGTAATCGTATCCATGATAAAATCAAGCATCTTGTCATCAATGAATCAAAAGATGCATTCTTATTTTATTTTGAAAATATGGTAAGTGTTGAAATGTTGCATTTATTTGTTTCACGCACCATACCATCCATTTCAACCTCTTATCCAAAACGGGTTATAGTAAATAATATGTATCGTTATTGTGCTGAATATTATTCGGTGGATATAGAACAACACAATAATAATCAACATATTACAAATAATACAGAAGACATACTTTTACAAAATACACAAACACAAACACAAACACAACCCGAAAATGTTTGGAGAGAAGCACATCGTATTAATCAACAAATGATTTCAACGAACGTTGCTTCACGTTCTACTACAAATAACCACAGTAAAATAAACAATAAAACCAAATATTTACAATATTTATTTTTAGAAGAAACAAATTGTTCTGTTTTTCCAAAAAGCGAATGTCCTGTTTGTTATGATGAAATTGAAAAACTAAATTATATTCAATTGCAATGTAGTCATGTATTTTGTGTTGACTGTATAAAAAAATGTTTTACTACAAATACCAATAAAATGGTTTTATGCCCCTATTGTCGAGAAGAAATAAAAGGGGTTTCTTTATACAATGAATATCATGTGAACAATAGTGATTTATTTGTGTGATTTATTTGTGTGATTTATTTCCTAAAGGACAAAAAGAAAAAAACAAACATTTTTTTATATGAAAATCATTTCATATGAAAATCATTTCATATGAAAATCATTTCATATGAAAAGGGAAAAGAAAAAGGGAGGAAAAGAAAAAATGAAAAAAAAACCACGACAAATAATTTACCTTCTTGAACGGTAATATATACAATTTTGAAGAGAACCATCCGGTTTAACAATGAATGTTTTTTTCACTGGAAAACCTATAATTTCTTTAATATTATATCCGGGTGAAGGAACACTATACGCAACTGAATCTGCCATAGCTTGACCATAAGTACCTTTATAACTACCTGCAACCGTATTCAATGTATTATAACGCAACTTGTCTGTGCGAGAACTTGATTCCACCCCACCCTGTTTTGCATAATTGTAATTATTTGGTTTATAAACAACAGGACATTTTTTAATATTATTATTTGTATCAACACTTTCAACAACACAACCACCCGAAACATATGTATTTAATATTGATTGGGGTGAACCGGGAACACCTTGTGCATTTCCACCGTCCGTTGGATTCGAAATATAATAAGATTGATTTTGATCAAAGGTTGCATGACGGGAATATAAATATTGTTTCGTGTCCGTGTAATATTTCTTTTTTATGATTCCGCTTGTGCGACAACGGGACAATGCGTTCCGCTGTGTGGATAAACAATTGGATGGTGATCCGCTTTGACCACAACCGTTAATTTCATTGTAATGATTTTGGTTTTTTATTATTGATATATCTAAAGTATTCTTTACGCCAATATCAAGATTATCATTTACATGATTGTATTTTTCATGAAGTATAAACCCGTTTGGTTGTTCAAATTGGCGTATAGAAGAAGAAAATCTCGAATTGCCTGAACAATATGGGTTAACATCAGAATCCGTCGTGAAATTTGTGGCGATTTCACGCCGATAATTTTTTATTGGCATCGCACGAAAAATGGCGGTGGATGCAGTATTTGTATTTTTGTTCTTTTGGAATTTGCTAATTATCTGTGAAAATGTCTTTCCTTTCCATGTTTCATAGGCAATTTCATTCAATCCTAAACGTGCAGACATGTTCTTATATATTATTTATATTTATCTTATATTTTTATATCGGATAAACGCCGTGAATCCATAAAAATAAATATATCATGTGAATATAAAAATGTTTGGTTTGTGTAAATATAAAAATATATTTGGTGCGGCTCCCCATACTCCCCGTATTTTTAATTTACCGGTAACTGATTGGATAGTTACCTTTATATTGGTTGGTTTATTTTCGTATCTGACAAAATATTCTTTTTTGAAATCTCTTGTATTTGCTCTTTTATTGATGTTATTCGTTCATCGAATATTTTGTATTGAAGCACCAAGTGATGTTCTCTTTTTTCCAAACCATAATGATTGGCATTTCTATATTTATGTTCTCTTTTTCTTTGGCATTGTTTGTCCTGCGTTTTTTTATGATTTTTTTCATTCACCTAAAAAGAATGTATTTTCTATGAATATTTCTAAATTTTAGAAAAAACAATAAAATGTTTGGTTCTATATAAAATATCACGTTTATATAGAAAGTTTAATTTAGTATGAACATGATGAATACAAGTGTTTTCCATGAAGAAACTGAACACGCTCAATCCGACCCGTGCGAACTTTATTCAGATAAAACAATTGATTCATCGTATGATTCTTTTTTAGAACATTCAAATAGTAAACATAATAATTCGAATCATGAAATAAATAAAAATCATGAAATAAATAAAAATCATGAAATAAATAAAAATCATGAAATAAATAAAAATAAAAATAAAAAAAAACAAAGAGAACAACCTGCTTTCAAAAACACCACTAAAAACAATCCGGATATTACAATCTCAAATAAATCAAATGATGAACCTATTTTTTCCAATGAAAAAAAGAAAAAAGGTCGCAAATCAAAAAAAATAAATGAAAAAGAAATCATGTTTCAATACGGTGCGATTTCACATAATGATTACACCAGTATTCAAGTAGAACCAAATGATAATAATGATAAAAAAAATAAAGGTGATATTTACCTTTCTCCAAATGAAAAAAATGATTTAGAAAAAAAAATGACTGTTCCAATCAATATTCACCAAGAAGAATATGTGAGAGCTTTACAGAACAAAAATAAAAAAATAATCATGGTTTCAGGACCAGCCGGAACAGGAAAAACGCTGTTTGCAACAGAATATGGTGTTCGTTCTTTTTTAACAGGAATATGTGATAAAATCGTATTCACTCGTCCATCTGTTTCTGTTGATGAAGAATTGGGATTTTTGCCGGGGACTTTAGAAGAAAAAATGGCGCCTTGGATTCGCCCAATATTAGATGTTTTGTATCAATTTATATCGCCTAAAGAAGTTCAATCCTTGATGGAAGAAAAAATGATTGAAATTGCTCCTCTTGGATACATGCGTGGTAGAACATTCAAAAATTGTTGGATTGTTGCGGACGAAATGCAAAATTCAACTGTTGCTCAAATGAAAATGCTATTAACCCGTATTGGAACAAATAGCCGTCTAGTTGTCACGGGTGATTTAGAACAATTTGATCGCCACTCAAATGAAATTAATGGATTAGAAGATTTCCTAAATAAATTTCGTGGACGGCGTTCATCAAGCATAACTAATTTTGAATTTAATAATAATGATATTCAACGCGAAGATGTAGTAAAAGAAATCTTAGAAATATACACTAACAATGATGTTCCTAAAATGTATATTGAATGAAATGATAGATAAAGTGTAAAATAATTTTATTTTGTTATAATATAGAAATCCTTTGTATTATTATAATGGTAAATTTATCGACTAAATCACTGTCAAACGCCACTAGCCGTTTTTTTGCAAAGCGTGATAATCCAATTATTCACAACAAATATGTTTTATATTTGATGTTATTGTTTACGGTTGTTGATTTATTTTTATTTTCTGTTGAAAATGATATTGGTTCTATTGTGATATTTTTTATTATTGGATATTTAGTTTCCCTTTTTAATAAAAATATGTTAGTAATCATGTTCACATCTTTAACCATGACAAATATTATAAAATATGGTGTTGATGTGATGAAATTATAATAATTTGTCTTTCGTGTAGTTTTGTGTAGTTTCGTGTAGTTTCGTGTAGTTTCGTGTAGTTTTGTGTAGTTTCGTGTAGTTTTGTGTAGTTTTGTGTAGTTTCGTCTTCTTGTTTTATTTTTCATATACAATATAAAATGTATATGAAACAATGGCGAACGGCCGGCTATTTAGTAAAATGGAAAAAGAAATTAGACAAAAAATTGATTCTCTTTTTTTTTTATTTCTTTTATGGTATTATTAAAGTTTAAAAGTATTAATCATATTAAATTTGCATTATTCAAAAGCGTTTAAAATGGCAGCAATGAACAAATTCGAACAGCTGATGTCAAGAGTTCCTGCGGATGTTTTTAACACCATTATTTTACCTTATAGCTACAAACCACAAACTTCCGGGTTAAGAAATGATTTGCATCATTATGTGGAATCAAAAAAAGAAATAACTTCATTGTATCATGCAATATGGGATGAGATCGGGAATGAAGGAGATGATATAAAATGGTTAGCAGGTGATTTGATAAGGTATAACAACTCAAATAGAGAACCCGGAATATATTGTGATTATAATTACTTTTATAGTATTTTAAGACGTCATTCTTGTTGCAAGAATTACACCAACCCGGAAATTATGGTTTATATAAATGACGTGTTCAGTCATCATTCATCCCAAAAACAATTCAACATTATGTGGGGTCTTTTATATCCATGCGAACGTCAAAAATTCATTTCAATTCAACAAAAATATGTTGACATTCTTAATTTGTCTCTTTAACTTGTTTTGTCTTGTCTTGTCTTGTTTTGTCTTGTCTTGTCTTGTTTTGTCTTGTCTTGTTTTGTCTTGTTTTGTCTTGTCTTGTTTTGTTTTGTTTGGTTGTTTTGTCTTGTCTTGTTTTGTTTTGTTTGGTTGTTTTGAGAACGTAATAAATAATAATATTATTTTTTTATTTCACATCGACTAAGACAGTTGATCATGCCACCACGCAACAATTCGTGTTGCGCTGTTTGTTTCAACGGATGATAAAATTGCAAAGGATCATTTATTTCAATGGAATCCCATTTTTTATCATATGTAATCGTAGACAATTCCAGTGGTGTGTCTATCGAATAGTTATGATGAAGAGCTAATGTATTAAACAATGATTCAATAATCATAAAGGGTCTATCATGCAAATAGTCATCAATTCTTTCTAAAAGACGACCGGACAATCTTGATGCCGCTACTAAACTCCTTGCCCACGGTGTTCCAATACGATGAATCACATTGACCCAATGATTCCAACCTTGATATATATTTCCGGTTTCATTGATTTCATGAAAGGGTGTTAATAAATCACTATTTGGATATTTCGCATCTACATTCAAAATCGTATTTTCATCATAAAAGAGAACATCTTCTTCTAAAAACCAAACATGATCGTATTTTTTTTCACATAATTTATTTAAAAAAAACAATGCTTTATCCCATGCAACAACATCTTTTAAATTTGTCCATGTAGAACTTTTATAATAATTGGATTCACGGCATTTGTTCTCATCTATTTGTATTGTATAAATTGGAAAAAACAAATTTGGTTCTGTTGGATTTGAAACATTGTATATTTTTTTTACCATTGTTGGGATAATATTCGTTTCCTTTTTTACAGATGGGTTCTTATCTAAAATCATATAAATGTCATATGTTGACGAAAGTAAATGAGAAAAACGATTATTTAAAAAAGAGAACCAATTTAAATCAAAATCACGCAATAAAATACAGATTGCTCTTTTATTTGCGGAAGGGTGTGACATCCGTTATTTTATTATATTTATTGAATAAATAATATCTATTGTGAAATATTATTTATATCTCTTTATCATGATGTTCTCTTTTTCTTTTTTGATAATTCCGGGATAACTAAATATATGAATGAATCGTTAGAACAACTATCATTGTTTCATATAAACGACTGGATTATTCATTTACAGAATTGATTTCAAAGAATATTTTGGAGGAAGCGTCAGATAAATCGCCAACAGGTGGTGAAAGAACTTCATGTGGGGGCGCCGCCTTCGGCGGCGGGGGAGGATGATTAAATACATTTTCCCGTTCTTTTTTTTGTTGTTCTATTAATTCTTCTATGTTTTGAATTGGACCATCTTTTGTTTTTTCTGTAAACTCAACATCGGGTAGTGGTGGTTTATTCATCATTGCGTCGTACTCTTTTTGCCGTTGTTCAAATATATTATTTTGATATTGTTCTGCAATTTTCTTTTCGGTTGGTTGTTCTACGATTGGTTTTTGATAATATTCTTTTTGTTGGTTCTCTATAATAAAATTGGAAGGTTGTTCTTTTTGTGTTGAATCATAGGATTGATATGGTGGTGAATTTCTATTTGTATTAGATACAATCATATTTGTATTATTTTCAAAAGAGAACATTTGAGTCAATAATAAGAGAATCGTGGTTTTATTTAAATTTGTCAATTGTTTTTTATCATTTACCTTTTCAGGGTTTTCATGATATATTTTTTCAATGGCTTTTTGAAATTGATGTTCTCTTTCTTCTAAAGGTTGTTTAGAGAACAAAGGAACTTCATTTATTAATTCCCATAATATCTTTTGATTTTCTTCGTGGATAAACATATGTATTGTATTTTATTGTTGTTTTTATTTTTGTTTGTTTTTATTTTTGTATAAAAAATATCACATTATAACATGCAAAATAAAGACCAACTATAAATATATGAATGATACCAAACCAAAAACCAAACCAAAAACCAAACCAAAATATTACAAAAAAAACCTCTCATTACAAAGAGAAGAAACAAAATGCTTATTATCATAAAATCCAAAAAATAATCAAAGATCGTCATCAAAATAGTTTTTTACCCAAAACATCCGTTGGCAAAGGACATGTTTCTAAACTATATTGGGTTGCCCGTAAAATATTATATTTAGGAAAACAAAACAAAGACAAACCATTTCGTTATTTTTGGAAAGAGAACCAATATAAAAATGCATTTCGAAAAAAAACAACGCATCATTTTATTACACGTAAAACATATGGATATGATAAAGGATACGGCCATGATAAAACAAAATGGATAAAAAACATTCAATATGAATCCTTGAGATTTTTAATGATGGAAACAACAGAACCTTATTATGAAAGTATTTTGGCAAATGATTTTATATGAAATAGTATTGTTGGGAGGATAAAAAATAAAAATAAAAAGGATCAAATAAACATTAAATTTGAATTGGGGACTTCTTCTGTTCTCTTTTTTTCTAAAATGTCCAATGTCAAATCTGTCGATATTTTATCAGGACGATATGTATCAGGAGGAGTATTGATATAAGACGGTTCGTGTATTGCCTTGACATAATTATGCATTTGACGGGTTGTTCCTTTGCCGGAAACCCCCAATTCTTCATTCGGTGCGTTATAATAAGTGAATTTTTCAGACACAATAAAAGAACTTCCTAAACTAGTCAAATCGAAAGCGGAAGGTTCACTATGAGAATTAGTTGAATGGTTTGAAATTGTCCTGGGTTCATAGAATTTTATTATTTCTTCGCCAATAATTACACGGAATTTTTCAGAAATTAATAATAAAGAAGGAACACTGTGAACATTGGGGGGCAAAATTGTTTTTATTCCATTTTTTAAAATAACATATGTTTGAGAAGACAATGGATCCTGTTTTCGTTGATCAATACAAATAAAACGAATACAATCTCCTAAACCAGCCTTTACTAAATATTGCACCACTTTTTGAGAATATTTGCACAAATTACTGTAATATAAGATATTCATTTGACTTTCTAATAACGGGGGGGAAGTGTTTTCTTTTTTTAATGTATTTGACACTAAATAAGGATTTTGCAAAGAATTTTGCGAAAAAGATGTTTCTAAAGAATTCATTTTTTGTATAATGTTCTTTACACAAAAAATATATATTATTTTGCATGATGCAACCAAGTTTTTACATTGAATGACTACACATTTGAAATAACAATCGCCCATTTAAATACCCAATTGCATATAAAAGCGAAATAAAAAACACAGTCAAATAATACATGCCCCCTTTTTTCTGGGAAACGCCCATAAATATTCCTGAAAATAAATACAGAACAAAACCAATGAGAGAAATCAAAGACAAAGCATAATAATAATAGCAGTATTTTTTACTTAAAGGTCCAAATAAAGTTTCGTTAAATTCGGTTGTTTTGTCCATTTTCTATATCATACAAATATATTTTTTTCAAATACAAGATTTCCCCTAAATGTTTTTTTTTGGATTGTATTATACGGGATGTGGTTCTGGTGGACGCAAGAAAAGATAATGAAATGGTTGCTAAATAAATAGATAAAACAGACAATAACATATATAAGATAGAATATAAATAATATTATGTATTACTTTTTATATAGCATTTCATTTATTGAATGAACAGTGATTCGTTAAATGAAAAAGTAATTTGGAAAATCATTTCAAAATATTTTGAAGATAATCCACAATGGATGGTTTCTCATCACGTGGATTCGTACAATGATTTTTTTCAAAGTGGAATTTTACAAATATTCAAAGATAAAAACGAAATTTCTATCAACACCATGTATGATAAAAAAACGGGTGAATATAAACATCAATGCAAATTGTTTTTTGGTGGAAAGGGAGGAAATCGCATTTATTTTGGAAAACCCGTTATTTATGATGATAAAAATCCTCATTACATGTATCCAAATGAAGCCCGTCTTCGAAACATGACTTATAGTATGACAATTCATTATGATATTGAAGTTGAACATATGGATATTTTAGAGGAAGGGGAAGCACCATACATAGTAGATTCTTTGGTGGAATTAGAAAAAGGTAAATTTGGGGGGAGCAGCAGTAGTGTGATTGAAGGTGGTGGTGATCCGTACGTTTGGGATCACGTGGGGGGGTATTATGAAGTAGGTGGTAAAGACACACTTTATACCGGGGGGGATGCAGTGGGCGACGATCAATCCGGGGGGGTACCCAAAGAAAAAAAGGATGGAAAAAATGTCCGTAAAAAACGCGTAAAATCGACAGAAGTTGAAATGACACCTTCTCAATCAAAAGAAATGAATGAACGAATCAAACGTTCTATGATGCAACCAGACGGGATACATTCGACAAATGTACAAAAGAGAACTTATTTTCTCGAAAAGATTTATTTAGGCAAATTTCCCATTATGGTTCAATCTCATTTTTGCATATTAAATGGTCTTCCTCCCGAGATGCGTTTTCATTTAGGAGAATGTAAAAATGATTATGGTGGATATTTTATTATTGATGGAAAAGAAAAAGTAGTTATTCCGCAAGAGAAATTCGGTGATAATATAATGTATATTCGTAAAAGTAAAAATGAAGAATTTTTATATTCAGCAGAAATACGATCCGTTTCAGAAAACGTGAGCAAACCAATTAGAACATTATCCATAAGGTTAGTCGCACCTCAAAAAAAATACTCTTTTGAAAACATTGTCGTCTATATTCCAAATGTGCGTTCTCCGGTGCCCCTTTTTATTTTGTTTCGAGCATTGGGTATTTTATCTGACAAGGCAATTATTCAAATGTGTTTATTCGATTTGGATAAATATGAAAATTGGATAGATGATTTTATTCCATGTGTGCATGATGCAGGGGGGATAATGACCCAAAAAACGGCATTGGTATATATTGCAACTTTAACAAAATATAGTACGGTTTCCTATGTCCTTCAAGTGTTGAGTGATTATTTTTTACCTCATATTGGAGAACTCAATTTTATACAAAAAGCATATTATTTAGGATACATGGTTTTCCGTTTATTGTCGGTATACAAAGGCATTGACCCCCCAACCGATCGAGACAATTATAAATATAAACGCATTGAATTGGTAGGTTCTCTAATCAATGATTTGTTTCGTGAATATTATACGATTCAACAAAGAGAAATCCATCTCGCGTTTGAAAAAAAACTCTATTACAATCGAGACATGTATGAAAACAATTTGTATGAATTAATACAAAATAATTATCGCGAAATTGTGCAAGAACGTCATGTTGAAATTGGTTTTCGCAAAGCATTCAAAGGAGATTGGGGATCTGTCTCACATACGAAACGCGTGGGTGTTGTCCAAGATTTAAATCGTCTTTCTTATAACAGCATGATTAGTCATTTGCGAAAAACGAATTTGCCTTTAGATTCGGGTGTCAAATTAGTAGAACCGCGTGTTCTTCATTGTTCTCAATGGGGATTTATTGATCCTATAGATACACCCGACGGCGCAAATATAGGTATTCATAAAACATTGTCTATTACGGCATTGGTTTCAAGAGGGATTTCAAGAGAACCAATGATTCAATGGATGCGTGAAAACATTGATTTAAAATGGATCGAAGAATGTTCGCCGGTTTCTCAATTATTAAATATGACGAAAGTATTTATAAATGGATTTTGGGCGGGGATGGTTGAGAACCCAATCGAACAAATGGAAAAAATGCTCTTTTATCGACGCAACGCATTAATCCCCATTTATATGAGCATTACATTTGATCGAAAACAAAACATAATTTATCTTTATAATGATGCTGGTCGTGTTTGTCGTCCCATTTTTTATAAAGACATTAATAAAATGTTTTCAATTGAGAACAAGTCAATTGTAGAACATATTCGTAAAGATGATTTTACATGGAATGATTTAGTGAGTGGTTTTAATAAAAAACGGGTGTCTTATGATCCAAATCGCATATATTCTTTAGGCGAATTGTATGAGACCACGGCAACAGAGGCAAACTCGAAAAACCCTTTGCAATTAGAACGTTTTCATAAACAGAAAGCAATCATTGATTATATAGATCCAAGTGAAAGTGAAAATTCCTTTATTGCAATGAACTTTGAAGATATCCAGTATCAAAGTTCTATTTTTAATTCTACAAACAAAGAGTTAACAAAAACGGATTCAATCGAAAAAGATAAAAACAAAAAGGATTGCCATACACATTTAGAAATACACGAATCTTTGATTTTTGGTGTCATGTGTAATCAAATTATATTTCCCGAACACAATCCACCAACTCGTAATTCTTTTTCATGTGGTCAAACCAGACAAGCGGTTTCAATGTATCATACAAATTATACTATGCGTATGGATAAAACGGCGGTTGTATTACATTATGGACAAATCCCTTTTGTAAAATCCCGTTTTATGGAATATATAAATAATGAAGAGAACCCTTATGGGATAAATGCAATCGTTGCGATCATGTGTTATACGGGTTATAATGTGGAAGACGCCATTTTAATCAATGAAGGTTCTCTTAAACGCGGCATATTTAATAATACGTATTATACCATGTATGAAACACGTGAAGAATCCACGAAAACCGCCTCTGGAAAAGTGAACAAACGTTTCATGAATATTGAAAAAAACGCCAATGTTATTGGGACAAAGCCCGGCTATTTTTATCATTTATTAGATGATCATGGTTTGATTCGTGAAAATACGTTGGTAAATGATAAAACGGTTTTGATTGGAATGGCAACCGAAGAAACAGGCGGTATAAAATACAGAGATACAAGTAAAACACCCAAAAAAGGACAACTTGGAATGGTGGATAAATCTTTCATGACGGAAGGCGATGAAGGTGAACGCATTGCAAAAGTTCGTTTGAGAGAAGTTCGTATTCCAAATTTAGGGGATAAATTTGCGGGAAGAGCCGGACAAAAAGGGACAATTGGGTTGGTCGTTCCAGAACAAGACATGCCGTTTAATCGCGAGGGAATTCGCCCGGATCTTATTATGAATCCACATGCATTGCCATCCAGAATGACGATTGGACAATTAGTGGAAGCAATATTTGGCAAAGCGGGTGCTATTTATGGAGGGTTTCATGATTGCACCGCGTTTTCAAATAAAGCCACTAAAATTGGGGTTGTCGGAGAACATTTGTCTAAAGTTGGTTTTCATTCAAGTGGAAATGAAATATTTTATAATGGAATGACGGGAGATCAAATTGAAACGGAGATTTTTGTAGGACCAACTTATTATATGCGGTTAAAACACATGGTTAAAGATAAAATTAATTTTCGTGCATTAGGACCACGTACCGCACTCACACGACAACCAGTAAGTGGTAGGGCAAATGATGGTGGATTAAGGATTGGTGAAATGGAACGTGATGTTTTAATTAGTCATGGTATTTCAGAGTTTCTACGAGATTCTATGATGGAAAGGGGTGATAAATTTCATATGGCGGTTTGTAATAAAAGCGGAGCATTAGCTATATACAATCCATCGAAAGATTTATTTATTAGTCCTCAGATGGATGGTCCTGTTTCTTATACAGTTGCAGTGAGCCCCGCGGGTGAAAACGACAATTTATCCAAAGAATCGATCAACAAAAATTGTGTAAATATGACCATCCAAAACATCACAAAGTATGGTCGTGATTTTAGTATTGTGGCTGTTCCATACAGTTTAAAATTGCTTGTGCAAGAATTACAAACAATGAACATACAAATGCGAATCATTACAGAAGATAATATTGATCAAATGGATCACGTTTCGTTTTCTAATAATATTAATTTATTAAATAATTTGGAATCTTCCATTGGACAAAAAGATACAGATATTCTTTTACGTATCCGCGTGATTCGTGATACTATTATGAAGTTAAATGAAGACAAAACAAAACATATGAATATTTTAGATAAAACACAGAATTTATTTAATGACAATATAGAAGATGATTTATTTGATGATTTTGAAAATAAACAAATAAATGATGAATTTAATACAAATAGTTCTATTTCAAGTGTTCCAATGGCACCTCAAGGAAATACCCCCGATAGTATATTATACATGCCAAATGATTCATATGCACCCGTTTCGATGCCATCACCACAAATGCAGAACCAACAGATGCAAAACCAACCAATTATGCAGAACCCACAGATGCAGAACCAACCCATTATGCAGAACCAACCCATTATACAGAACCAACCCATTATGCAGAACCAACCCATTATGCAGAACCAACCCATTATGCAGAACCCACAAATGCAGAACCTACAGATGCAGAACCAAACTATGAAAGGAGGAAACAAAAAAACGTCATGGAAAACAGGCGATATTGTTTATTATACAAAAGAAAAAAATTTTCATAATAACAAACGTCTTTGGAAAATAAAAAAAATTGGTCCTTTATTTTTTACTATAGAAACGGATGACACACGTGGAATGAAAAGTATTAAAGATTGTATACAAGTTGTTCCACCAATAGATATACAAAGCATTTATGATATGCCTGTAATAAATTCATCCTTTCCAATAAGAGAACAAAACATGATGCCTTTTAATAATATGGGACAAAATTTTCAACCAAACCCTTCGACGATTCAAATAAATCCAAGTTTTAAAATTATCAATGGTCCTGACCATTCAACCGGAATGGAACCCGCCAAAACAATGGATATGTTTCCAGAGGGTTCTTCTTATCACAATAATGGCTTTATTACACCCAATGAACAAAATATGATATTTCCAGAAACAAATGGATTGAATATGATACAACCACATCTGCAAGAAGGACCAATTGCAACGGATGAAGATATATTATCGGGTCCTTCTAAAAATATAATTATAAAAAAATTAGGATAGATTGTCTTGTTTTGTTTTTTTGTTTTATTTTCTTATTTTCATATAAAAAAATCATTTATATGAAATGTAGTTTGACAAATATACATAAAAAAATATTATTATTTACAAAAACAAAATAAAA